GCATAAAGTCTTCGAGAGAACGGCAGATAACATACTTGTTGCCGTTGAGTTCTGTCTTTTGCTGCCAACGTTTCTGAGTGTCGGACTGGCGCCCTGCAGGTGTTTTCATTTCAATGCATAGGGCACCGTAGAACCGATTACTTTTTAGAAAAATGAGATCGGAGACGCCAGTGGTAATGCCTTCGCCTTTCATGCGGGCAGCTTCGCCTTTATTACGGGAGCCACCATTCGGTATGGCAAATAGGATATCTTTCATTGTTGGATATTGAAGATGAAACCACCTGACACAATTACATTGTATCCGGTGTTCTTCATCGTCATGGCGTCTCTTTACCTTTTGCTGGTTTTCCTTTTCGAGCATCTCTTTCAGTGTCATAACTATTTTCTTTTTGGGGCGTTACTATAGTATCTTTTCCCGTTTTATCTATTATGAGTTTTTTATTGGCTACAGTGATGATGGTTTTGCAGCCTTCCGGGATTGATTGGAAAAATCTGCTTATTACCGGTGAGTTAGCATTATCTCCTGCTTTACTACTAGCAGCATCTTCTTCTATGGTTGTGTAAGGGTACACGTCCATGATGGGCGTTTCGGCTATTGATGCAATCTGATAATCGGCCATCGAGCCTTTCATTCCCTCATCGAGTTTCTTGACTGCATCGCGTAGGTCGGCAGCTTGCACTAATACCTGAGTAGACGTTTTCTTTTCAGCTCCGCTCTTTCCGTCCAGGGTAATGAAAATCAGTTTGCACTTGAACCAGCGGTCGGCAGCTTCTTCTTCACAGGGAAACAGTTCGCTATAGTTAGCACGTTTGATATCTGATACAGTGAACTCTCCTGATATGAACGGTGTCATTTCTTCAATAATACGGGCCTCGGCCTCGGTGAAACTAAGTGCATCAACAAGATAAGGCTCTGTAACCTTCTTGTTCATTCCGTTCTCCATTACTTTCTCGTAACGGACTTTACATTCAAACCATGTGTGTATCATTATTTGTTTTTCTTTTTATCCTCCATGGCACGCTTCATTTCGCTTTGCGCTATACGGAAAGGGCGAAGGGTGAACTGTGTCATTTCGGGGTTATCAATATTCTTTTCAATAAAGTATGCAAGGGCTTCCACGATAGCCCGTTGAGAGGATGCTTTAAGCGGTATCTTTTTCATAGGACTGCATGAATGCCGTGGCCAATTCGTTGAAATAAAGCCGGTCTGTGGGTATGTCATCATCGGCAGCCATTATTTTATTGGCTATGGCTTTCTTGTCGTGGATGATGCCATAGAGACGGTAGTCGATTGTACCTCGTCCTAACAGGTAGTAGCAGGTTACATTATCCTTTTGTCCGATACGGTGCGCACGGTCTTCGCATTGCGTACAGTCCGCATATGTCCAAGGGAATTCTATGAATGCGACATTACTGGATGCTGTGAGGGTAAGTCCCACACCGGCGGCTTTGATGGAACAGATGATAAGCTGCACATCTTTACGTTGCTGGAAGGCATCAACGGCGGCTTGTTTCATGATGGAACTGTCACGCCCTGTAACACTTACAGCACGCGGGAAGGATTTCTTAAGTGCGTCGACAATATCATGTAACGAACAGAAAAGAATCAGCTTCTTTCCACTCTCAAGGAACACCCGTACAAAGTCTATTGCTTGTGCGACTTTTCCCTTTGCGGAAATGGAACGTAGGGTCATAAACTTAACGAGGGCTTCCATGCGCATCTTGCGTCGGATTTCTCCTTCAGTACACTGCTTATACTCACGCAGATATTGGGCAAGGTCTTCGGCTGCAGTATCATACTCTTCGCGATTGGATATATCTACATAGAGATCCACTCGTGTTTTATCAGGCAACTGGGTGAGCACTTTGGATTTCTCGCGCCGAATGAGACAACGACTAAATAGTTCCTGGCTTAACTGTTCAAGATTAGAAGCTGCTTTTTCTCCTTGCGTATAATCAAGAAGAAACTGCCCCTTGCCACCAAATTCATTTAGGCGATCCATAATGGAGAGTTGGGCAATAAGATCAGAAGGACGATTTACAACAGGAGTACCGGAAAGAAGAATTATCCATTTTTTTCCGGTACATATTCCTTTGACGAATTTGGATTGTTGGGTAGAAGCATCTTTTATACGATGACTTTCATCAATGATTATGCTCTGGAACATAGATATTTGTGGACAAAAAACAACATCTTTTAAACGAAAGGATTTACCACCTTTAATATCCCATACAAAATATTTACGAAGACTCTCGTAATTGACAACAGCAACATGGAACATCTTCATTTGTAGAAGATACGGCCATGTGGTACGATTGGCATTATCAAGAACAATTGCTTTCTTATCAGTAAATTTCTCTACTTCCCGTTGCCAGTTAATTTTAAGAGAGGAAGGACAAATGACAAGGGCAGGGTAGGCGCTAGCGGCATTGATGATTCCTATAGACTGTAATGTCTTTCCTAATCCCGGTTCATCACCAATGAAAAGGCGTTTCCACTTCAACCCTTGAACTATTCCTTCCAGTTGATAGGGGTAGGGGGTGATTTTGAGTTGATGTTTGATTACTTCCATACCTATCTCAGTTTTTGGGGTTTGTAATTCCAGCCATTCAGTTCATACACCCTTTTGCGTGCAGCTTCACGGTCATTATAATTAGGTTCGTTGGCAACGGATTTTGAGGTTGTTACTTTCCCGTCTGAGTAATCGCATTGATATATGCGGAAATGACGCCCATGTAGGGCATAATGATATTCACCTACTTTCATGATATTGTTTTGATTATTTAAAACGTTCTATTTCATCAAGTAAATCTTGCCGGTCTGTACCACGGAGATAGAGTTTTAGGATGATATCTATACAACGGTGATAGAAACGTTCAAATTCTGTTTCATCCATTGCAGCGAAAGATATACTCTGAGGATTTATATACTCACGAAAACCATGACGAACAATTGAGTAGAGCCCAAGGTCCATCTTTAGGCAGGTACGCATATCTTCCTCGCTGTAGATGTTTAAGGCTTCATGTAGATGTTCTGGAAGATTGTCGTAAGTGAGACGTACCAATGCGAAAAACTTTTTATGGAACTCATAGTTACGTGGTTTCTTAATATCGCATAGAACAGTATCGCCTACTTTTAGTCGTTTCTTCTCGTCATAGTCAGAATCGTACATTGGTACAAGACCTAGGTTTGTAACACGGCAATATATTTTCATTGTTAACTTGCAAGATTGAGGCACCAGTATTGGAATGCCAGTTCTTCATATTTCTCTCGTCCACGGATATATAGAGCATCACCACGGTTAATATGTTTCTTGAATACGAGGCAGTTCTTTTTAGAAATTGCATAAATGAAATCGAGATTACTGTTGGCGATATCCATGTACCAGGCGCGGGAGCGATCCCAATCGAAGAAATCCACGGCTTCATCAAATTGTTTTTGTGAAGTAGCAAATGTGGTTTTAAGGTCGCCACCGAAATTGCATGCAGATAAAAACCAATCCCATTTACAACGCGTGTCAAGAGTAAATGGGAAACTCCCGTATTCAAACTGTTGTGCTCTATTGACCATGAACCGCTGTGTATCGGACAGCTCCAAAACTTTGGCGAGAAATTCATCTTTTCGAGCTTCCATTTGCAGGGATTTGTACATTTCGCGTGCGAGCTCAAATTCATCGGCCGTATATTGTACATCATCTACAGTGTATCGATATACATTGACCCGGTCCGGTTCTGTGATAATAGCATCTACGAGTGATCCAAAACGGAATGCAGCTTCTTTGTCGCCAAATTGTTGCCGTGGGTGAAGCA